AGAACTTCGGCAACGAGTCTTTCAAAGTCCTCGCGGGTCTTGACGTAGCGGGGTGGCTCGCGGTCAAAAAGGTTGCTGTAGAGTTTGAGGTCCTCGAGGACTTCCTCGACCGCAGCGTAATGATGCGCGGCGAGATAGTCGAGGACGATTTGTTTGCGGGCTTTGATTGAGAGGGGCTTGCTCATATTTCGCTCCTTGTTTTCGTCGCTCGACAATCGAGCAATCTGCTAACAAAGCTAACATATCGAGCGAATCCATGCAAGACCCTCTTTTCCCGCGGAAAATAGCCCGTTTTTCCTTGCTCGACAGCATCTAACGGCCGTTAGATCGTTTTCCCGCTTGCAACGTCGCTCGGCAGGCTCTAACTTGTCTCGGTTTTTCTGGAGCACGAATATGGCAGTCAAGAGCAAGAGCAAGCACGCCCGCAAGTATCATCCGTCCGTATGTTTCCGCATCTTCAACTACGCGCGGCAAGGATTCAGCCTCTCGCAAATTGCGAGCCTCGTCGGCGTCTCGTTTCAAGCCTTCCAGCTATGGCGAGAAAAGCACGAATTAGTGGTCGAGGCGATCAAGCAGGGAAAAGCGGAATACACTCGCAACGGAAAAACTCAGACCTTTAAGGAATACGTCTTTGATCGTCTTCCAGAACACCTCAAGGAACTCTGGGATCAAATCGACGCCTGCGAAGAAAAGCAGAATGGACCCGAGCGTATCGACGCGCTCCTCAACGATCAAGGCAAGAAAGCGCGACAGCATTTGTTCCTCTACGCGCTAACAGCGTCCTCATTCAACGCGAGCGAAGCCATGCGGAAGGTCTGCATCAATCGCGCGACGTTGAATCACTGGAAGGATAACGACCCCGACTTCGCTACGCTCATGGATGAGATCCACTGGCACAAAGGAAACTTCTTTGAGAATACGCTAATCAATGCGTGCCAGAATCAAGAGCCAGCGGCGATCATCTTCGCCAACCGTACCTTCAACAAGGACAGAGGATACGGAGCAAAGTTGGAGGTCGAAGTCTCAGGACAGGTCAACCATATCCATGCGGTCGTGGACTTGGACAAACTGAGCCTAAGTATTGAGTGTCGCAAGGAGATTCTAGCAGCGGTTAAGCAACAGGAAGAAGTCAAACGGCTAGAGCAATCGCGGGGGGATGTGGTAGATGCTGCTTGACAAAAACCAGCTGATTGCGTCCATCTGTAAGGACTCGTTTTTTGAGTTCGTCCAAGAGTTCTGGTCTGAGTTAATTGCGGAGAAGCCAGTGTGGAACTGGCATATTAAATTCCTCTGTGACGAATTGCAGAGGGCCGCAGAAAGGGTGTTTGAGAACAAACCCAAACTCCATGACCTGATTATCAACGTGCCCCCGGGCACTACGAAGTCCACGATATGCTCCATCATGTTCCCAGCTTGGGCTCTGACTCGTATGCCTAGCGCTCGTTGTATCTGCGCGAGCCATACAGAGTCTCTGGTCTACGACCTATCGAACAAATCGCGGATGATCGTCTTTTCTGAGAAGTACCGCCTCGCGTTCCCGTATATCAAGATCCGCGACGATCAAAATACGAAGGGCTACTGGATGACGGAGCAGGGAGGCTTTCGCTTCTCTTGCACGGTGGGAGGGAAGAACCCCATGGGCTTCCATGCTCATTTCTTGATCGTCGATGATCCCATTGACCCCGAGAAGGTTTTCAGCGAAGCGGAATTAGAGAACGCTAATAACTTTATGACGCTGACCCTGCCCTCGCGGACAGTCAGCGCAGAGGTGTCGGTGCAGTTGCTGATTATGCAGCGTCTCCATCAGAATGACCCGACAGGGAACCGCAAGAGCAACAAAGACCTCGGTCCTGTCAAGCACGTTTGTCTGCCGGCAGAATTGACAAACGACGTAACCCCGCGGTATCTGCGCTCGCGCTACAAGGATGGCTTGCTCGACCCGATTAGACTCCCGAGGCGCATCCTCGAGCAGAAGAAGGCGATGGGACAATTCGGCTACGCGGGACAGTATCTCCAGTCCCCAATTCCACTGGGCGGAGGAATGTTCAACGTCGCAAAGCTCAATTTTGGATCACCGCCTCGTCGATTCAAGCGGCTAGTCCGCTACTGGGACAAAGCCGGGACAAAGGATGCTGGGGCGTTCACGGTCGGGGTGAAGATGGGGCAAGACCATGACGATAACGTATGGGTCTTGCACGTCGAGCGAGGACAGTGGGCAGCGTTTGAGCGCGAGGCGATCATCAAGAATTGTGCCGTGATGGACGGTCGAGAGTGCACGATAGGGCTAGAGCAGGAGCCAGGCAGCGGTGGAAAAGAGTCAGCGGAAAACTCTGCCCGTCGTTTGCTCGGCTATCGCGTTAAGCTCGACAAGGTGACTGGGGATAAGAAAGTCAGGGCGGAGCCCTTCGCTGCGGCTGTCGGGGCAGGGATCGTTTATCTGCCGCAGGGAGCAGAGTGGGTGCGGGACTATATCGAGGAATTGCGGTTTTTCTTTTACGGGAAGTACAAGGATCAAGTCGATAGCTCCAGCGGTTGTTTCAATATGCTCACCAAGCCTTTGTTGCGAGCAGGAGCGCTTTGACTTTTATTTGGACGCCGCTAAGATGCGGCAGGGTTTGAGAATCACTGTCCTACAAGGAGTCTAGTTATGACGATTGCAGCCAAACACAATCCGTTTGCGGCAGCCAATCAAGTCAACGCCGTGTCCATCACGGTTGCGGCTGAGGCTGCGGATTCGATCAACGTGGCGCTGGTTTTCCGTGACGCGAAATACAACGCGAAGCGCGGGGCTTGTCGAGCGTATCTATCGGACAATGCGGACGGATCAAACGTCGCGGGCACGGCACCGGACACCGTTGCCATTGGGACAAACGGGCTCGCCATCGAGCTTGTCACCAAGAAGGTCTGGGAGCTTGTGCCGAATGCAAACGGGCTCCTTGATCTTGCGATTGGCGAGAACGGGGCGGATACGTGGTACCTCGTCGTCATCTTGCCCGATGGGTCGCTCGTTATCTCGGGTGCCATCACGTTTGCGGCATAATGGAGCCATTCCACCGTCGAAGGAATGGATTGGGGCGCGCGGGCTCGTGGCTCGCGTTGCCCCTCTAAATTTTCAAGGAAAGGATTCTGTCATGTTAGAGCCAGACGATCCATTAGTCTTGGGTAGGATAGAGATTAAGGATGCCCGGGTCAAGCATGACCTGCTGTTGATCGACACCTTCGACGGGATTAGCTGCTGGTGCTTTGACTTCACGGCTCAGCGATTTGTAGTCCTCGAAGTGCATTGGGATCAATTCAGTCGGAAGGACCCCCATGCCAAGCTCCTCGCGCAGATTGTAGCCGAGGCGCGACCACGCAATCTCGACATTTAGGAGCTTGTTATGCCAGATACCAGCAGCGTAGCGAAGGACTTGAATTTCACGATCAACGAGGTGGTGGCTAACGAAGCCTTCTTCCGCAGGGAGTTGTATCGTCGCCTCGTCGATCCCTGCCGCGACATTGACAAGGAATGCGGCTACCCCGTCAAGATCGACTTGCCGCTGTACACAATGTTTTGGGAGCGGTTCGGGTTGGCCACGCGAGTCAATAACGTCTACCCCGAGGAGTCTTGGAAGCTCGACCCCGAGGTGTACGAAACGGAAGATCAGGAGGAAACGGAGTTTGAGACGGCATGGAAGAAATTACAATCGTTGCACAACGTCTACCACTTCTTGCAGCGGATAGACAAGCTATCGGGGATCGGGCATTATGGTGTGCTCCTGATCGGCATTGACGACGGCATGGAGGACTTGGCGCAGCCTGCTAAGGGCGTCGAGGAAAACTATCTGCGAGTCCTCAACGGCGAGCCCATCGAGGCCAAGACCGAGGATAGGAAGGTCATCTATCTTCGCTGCTTTGACGAAACGCTAGCCCTCATTGCGGAATACGAAGTCAACCCAGCCAATCCTCGTTTTGGGCAGCCGTTGTCCTACAATCTCAAATTTGTGGACTATCGCAATTCAGCGCTAGGGACTGGGGCTCAATTAAGCGTGGACAAACGAGTTCACTGGACGCGAGTGCTGCATATCGCGGACAATCGCACCACGTCAGAGATTGTCGGCACGCCGCGCCAGCAAGATGTTTTTGATCGTCTCTACGATCTAAAGAAGATATACGGCGGCAGCGCTGAAATGCTTTGGAAGGGAGGCTTCCCTGGCTACTCGTTTGAAATCCCGCCCGAGTATGTTGGGCAAATCGAATTGAACAAGGACGAGTTGCGAGCGGAGATGGAAAAGTTTTCTAACTCGTTGCAGCGGTACATGGCGCTTGTTGGCGTCTCGGCTAAGTCGCTCGCGCCGCAAGTCGCGGATCCGGCTTCGCATATCGACAAGCAGCTGGAATTTATCTGCATAGCGAAGGGAATCCCCAAGCGCGTCTTTATGGGGAGCGAACAATCCCAGCTAGCCAGCAGCCAGGACAAGAAAACTTGGAATGATCGTCTCGTGGAGCGGCAAAAGAAGTACCTAGTCCCGCTCGTTATTCGTCCGTTTGTTGATCGACTGCGGAGTATGGGATGCCTGCCGCCCATTGAGGAGTATTTTGTCGAGTTCCCCGACCTGAACGCTCCGAGCGACGATGACGTGGCGAATACGGCAGAGAAATTGACGCGGGCGATGGCAGCATACATTGCGGGCGACGTGCAACAATTGATGCCGCCCATGGAATTTCTGACTGTCATCCTCAAGAAAACGACAGAGGAAGCGGAAGCGATCATCGAGGCCGCGGAGGAGTACCTCGTTGACCATCCCGAAGTCGATCCGGTCGAGCAAGATGCCCGCGAGCAAGAGCGCTTAGCCGTTCAGGATGAACAATTTGCCCAGCAGCTAAAAGCCAAAGCGAATGGGGCGCCCAAACCTTTAGGAGTCTAGCCAATGCTCGCGTTAATCTCGGGGCACGCCGTTATCCAGGCAATCATTTACCTGATTTGCTTTGGGTTGATCTTTTGGTTGTTGTGGTGGCTGATTGATTATGTCAAGCTGCCCGAGCCCTTCCAGAAAGTCGCTCGGGTCGTGCTCGCGGTCGCAGCCGTAATCGTGATTATCAACGTCCTTCTAACTTTGGCGGGGCATCCTCTCATTCATTGGGGCTAGTGATGGATCTGTTTTGGATCGGTTTGCAAATGATCGTGGGAGTGGTATTTGCAGTCGGGTCAGTTTATTCGGCATGGTTGTTCGTCAAGCTGACCTGGGATTTCTTCCAAGAGGAAAGGAGGAGCTTTGATGGGATCTTGTTCCTGATGTTTTTGTTCTCGGCTGTGGCTTGTGTTTCGCTCGGTTTGTTCTCTTTTGAATTGTTGAGTGTCCTT